GTTCGCAAAGTCCCCGTTGACCTGCAACGCAAATTTAAATCCCGATGCGCCGCGCTTGGGGTCTCGCAGCAGGCGAAAATGGTAGAGCTAATCAGAGCATGGGTAAACCAGGACAAACCAGAATAATAAACCCAAACACAGGAGGTAAAAATGGCCGGCAATATTTATCACAGCGCATCAGAGGAAATTGTTGATTGTATTAAATACAGAATATCCGAAATGGAGCGAGAGGAAAAAGAAGCAAAAGAATCTCATTTACCATACCAAACATTGTTGAGATTTTTTTACGATGTGCGAGCCTCCATTAACGAATAAAACCAACAGGAGGAAAAATGAAACAGGAACCCCAAACAATAATAACAGTCCGCAAAGTCCCCGTTGACCTGCAACAGTTCAAATGACGTAATTGAATCACTCGATGAAGATGGCAACATAATAGAATCTTGGAACCTTGATTGATACCAACATCGAATTGATGCGGCGGTGGGTGGAGGAAAAATAAACTTGGTGGGCGGCCCATGCCGCCCTCATTCCGCATTAGGCGGGATCTGATTGACTTTTTTCACAGCACCGCCAGCGATCCAGCTTCGCGGGTGTTGTTATCGGATGCCCTGCCGGATCGTAGGTGATCGGTAGTCCAAGTCTGCGGTATCGCAGAGCGGTCATTACGGATACTTTCAGATAGCTGGCTATAAGGCCCCATCGGTCGAGCACGGTATCATCTCTCAAAATGCCATCCCTCCCAATCAAAACGCCATTGATTTTAAGATCTCGTCCTTGGACATACCTTCATACGCCGACGGCTCCGACGGCTCCTTCCGGTCCCGACTCTTCAACCCTAAAGCCATAGCCAGAGCCACAGCTCCATCGATCCTGAACCTTGAAGCAGATTTGTCCAGCTTTCGATTTCCGGCTGCATCACTCAGCGCCATTGCGTTGCTGATGTTCCACGTCATACAGGCGTTGGCATCGTGGATTAGCTTCCGTTCCAGTATTGAAACTTCCATCGCCTCAACTGCCTGTGTCATGGAAGCATACCCCTGCCCCCATGGAACCATCCTGATCGCCCCGGACATTGCGTCGTCTTTGCCGTCAACGTAGGCATCCAGACCGATCTTGCTCATGGCGTTCAACAGGTCGTCAATTCGCCATCGGTCGAAGGCAATGCCAAGGATGTTATACTCCACCGCAATCTTTCCGATCCGTTCCGCCACCCAGTCGTATTGAATCGCCCGGCCAGGTGTCGTCTCAATCACTCCCTGCTTCTCCCACACACTGTACGGCACTCGGTCTCGCCTTTCGTGTTCAAGCAAGGTCTCTTTTGGCTTCCAGAACCACGGGCGGACCTTGCCATCTTCGCCGGCGGACACGGCAACCAGTGCCGTCAAGTCGGTCTTGCCGGACAGGTCAAGCCCCATATACACATCAGAGCCGGGTTCAATGTTTGCATCGCCAGTGCATCCTTCCCATTCTGCGCGGGGGATCAGGGGGGATCTGGCTTCAACTCTCTGATTACAATACAAATTCCGAAACGCAGCTTCAAAGGTAGGCATACGCTGTGCCCGTTTCGCGGCTGTTTTCATCTCGGACAAAGACCGGAAGTCACCGAGGGCAGGGTTCGCCTTCTTCCAGTTTTTAGAGTCGAATACGTCAAGTTTTTCCGGGATTTCGTACAGATGGCATACGGTAGTGGGATCATTCCCCCGTAGACCGTCATCAATGAGCTGCGAGAGTATGTGCTGGGGGTCCTTCGCCTGGGTGCTGATGACGATAAAGAGAGGTTCTTCTCCTTCCCCCATCCTAGCACCCATCGAAGTGTCAAGCGCGTCATATAGATCCCGGTTCTTCGCCTGCGCCAGCTCGTCATAAATAACCACTGTAGGGTTGTATCCCATCTTAGAACCTGCTTCTGAACTGATCGCCCGGTAAACTGAACCGTTTGAAAAGCAGATCATCGTTTTGGTACTGTCAATTATTTTTAGATATGATTCTAACTCCGGATCGGCCCGGACTATTTGGGCGGCGTACTTGAATATAAGTGCGGCCTGCTCGCGTTCCGTGGCGGCAGAGTATATCTCTCCGTTTCTGACAGCTTCCGGGCCAACAAGGTGGGTTAAGGCAAGGCAGGCAATAAACGCAGTCTTCCCGTTTTTCCTCGCCATTGATAGGATCGCCCTGCGGACTATGCGCATGAGCTTAGAATCCACAGGACCATAAACCGCCTGAATAAATAACTTCTCAAACTTCGTAAGCTTAAACGTCTTCCCCGCCCCCTTGCCCGAGGGGATTATCAACTTCTCAATGAAGGCGATTATATTTTTTACTCGCTGGGTGGGTTTAGGCATTTATTTCTTTCCCCCTTTTATGCCGATCAACCCATCGAACTTACTCCTGCCTCGTGGATCGTTCTTGATCCCAAGACTGGCCCGCGCTGCCGGCGTAAGTCCAAACTCTGAGGCATACTTCACCATATCGGCTGCCGCCTTGTTCGCAATACCGATAAGCGGATTTTGTATCCAGTTTCCAGATATTGTTTTTAGCAACAGCGCCCCAAATTGAGGCCCTTTTTTAAATTCGTTCAATGCTTCCTCTGCGTGCCGCCAGCGAGAGTACGAAGCACAATAAGCACCAAGGATGTTCTGGTCAACGTTCCGCAGGATACCCATAACATTAAGGCCATCTGCAATACGCTCCCATTCCTGGCGACCGTAGTCATCAAGGTGGCAAGGGGCATCAGGCATATCATCCGGGGGCGCAGGAACGCCGGAGGGTAAGCGCTGCTTTCCGGGGTTCCCCTCTTTGACTTTTAGTTCTATTGGTTTTGCTTTTCTTCCCATTTCAACCTCCTGTTAGAATAAGTCGGGCGTTGCTTTTTGTCTGTCTCGCCGGTTTCCGGCACGATCATTCCTTAAGATTTGACCCGCCCCGCCCTATGTGTTTAATGTTGCTGTTATTTTTCATATTGCATGAACCATTTGTCTACAACCCCCTTCGACGCCTGCCATCCTCCAGGCCTTGTCTTATCATCTCTCATTCTGGCATAGCACTCGTTGGGTGTTGCTTCGACGTGATGAAGGTCTGCGTTGAACCATGAGGCTATCGTGTTTCTATCTGACCTCTTTGCCCCGCCAATAATGATCCATATCTTGCCAACCTCTTCCCGGTGCTCCATTACCCGCTTATATACATCGTCTCGTATATCCCAGGCCAGCTTAAGCAGGTTTGCTGGCTTGTCGTGTGGTTCCCGGCCGCTAATAGCAGAAAAGATCAAATCAAAATCAATTACGACATCGCCGCGTCTCATCCGCTTGAGAACATAGGTCGTCTTTCCTGATCCTGGTGCGCCGTATATTATCGTTGCCTTACTCATTTCCATTCCTCTCTTTCCACCAATGATCATCGCTTAACGGGTTGCCATTCACATCACACCCGCTCATTTGATAACCCATATCTTTGGAGGTTTTCTTGGCGTGGCAGTCCCTACATAATCCTTGCAGATTCCACCATTCATCCGCACCGCCTTTGTGTAGCGGAATGATATGATCAACTTCCTCGGCCGCTGATACACGTCTATTTGACTCACACATGACACACAATGGATTCTCCTGCAAGAATCGTTTGTTGCGCCGTTGCAGCGGGCGGCCTCTCAACCTATATTTTGGGTTCCTCATTTCCGATCCTCAAAATACATTTCAGCACCGATGTTCCACTTGCACGAATCAAGATATTTACCATCTTCCTTATCGGATCGTACCCATTTGGCAAGGAAGTCAACGCGGCCATCACGTTCACACCTCCATACACAACCTTCTGGCTTTTCCGGCTTGCCGTAATGCCCCTTGCCGAGTAGATTTACAGCGTTCTTGATGCTGATTGGTTGGCCTATATGCAGGATCGGAACTGTTTGAATGCCATGCCTATTGCATATTCCAAAAAAATCCATGAAAGGAATTCGTTTGTTGAGTTGGTTGAAGATGTCGAAAGCGACAAACGGAGAATCTTCAGATATATCCATCAATGTACCATGCGCCATTAAACACCATTCTCCACAAGTTCTCCATCCTTCCGGCATCCAGTTGAAAAGGCGGCTGTTGTGTGCAACGTATTTACTAAACAAGTGGTGCATCACATATGGAGAGGCTTCGGCATCATATCCCGCGCGTGAAATTGGGGTAAGAGCGCCGTTGTGTTTAACAATCCCAACATTTGATCCGTCAACTTTTTCGGTCAAAACAATCATATCCTTCCAGTCGCGGGCTTTCTTAGTCAATATTTCCTCCTGCCCGAAAGCGATTTTCTTATCAGCCTGCTGGCTCATCTTCGAGGTTGAAAGATGCGGTATGCTACCGTAATTTCTATCAATTACTTTTTGCTTCACGATGCTCTTGGCTGCAACAGGGGCAGGGGTCATGAAGGTGCTGACTGTTGGGACTCTCTTTTCGATTGTGCTTAGTTTTTTCATAATCTGTTTGCCCTCGCCATTGCCCCAAAATCAAACTTTGTATCTTGGGGCATACATAGGTATTGCCTCAAGGGTGATCGTGGCACCAAGGAGCTTTGGCTTTGTTTGGTGTATGATATTCTGTTTGGCGCTGGCAGGAGTTTAATATCATTTGTACTCCTTTACCATCTTAAACAGAATAAATACAGGTTGAACCAGATCCAAACTAATATGAAATAAAGAGATGACAGCATTGCGTCTCCAAGAGAAGCAATCAAAAATATGCTGCTGA